CCAGAAATACCAGCTTCAGTTAGAGAACGATCTTCGGGCGGTCTACCTTGAATTCCTCCTTGACTACCAAAATAATTAGCACCAGCAGCTCCCAAACCTCGAATTGAATTTATAAGTAATTTTCGTGGATTTGGTTGAAATCCTCTTAAATTTTTTGTTATCCATTTATAAGCCTCACCTGCTGCTGTAGCTCCTGCAACATCCATACCAATCGTACCTGCGGTCTGAGCATTTCTAACTCCTTGCTGTCCACTTGTATGCTCATTAAATATTTCAGTTTTAGTTCGCTTAGGAATTATTCCTTCATCTTCTAAATCATCAAGAACTTCAATCTCAGCAGAAGTTGCATTACCATTTCTACGTTTTTCTTGCAACCGTCTAATTTTTTGATAATCTTCTTTTGTATATCCGCTATCAGTTTCAGCCATATTAATGATCCTCTAGTCTGGTAAATTACGTAATCTCTTTTTTGTTGATTTATTTCCCTTTTTATTTTTTTGTTTTTCTAAATACGCATCAACTCTAGCAGATGAATGTTTTGCAAGTTCAGCTAAACTTACTCGTTTACCTGCTTTTATCCTTTGGTCTGCTTCATTTAATATTGCATTTTGAGCGTCTCGTTCAAATTTCAATTCATGTATAGAAGATTCCATTAACGCATTAAATTGCTCTATTCCATAATCATCAATATTCATAATTGCTTCATGCAATTCATCCATCTCTAACTGTGGAGCAGCCATTCCAGTTAATATAACTTTTCGAGCCATAAACAATCGTTTTGCTTTTGCAACAAACGCTCGTACTTTTTTAAATTTCTCTGCCGATTCTTTAGAGAATTTTCGTAAGTATCCTGCTTTATCGCCTGCTCCTTTTATACCATCTGCTAACCGCCCAAAGGTACTAAAGAATGGAAGTCCATCTTCTGCAGTAACTTCATTAGCTAATCTTCGTAAATCTCCGTATTCTCTTAATAATGTATTATTTTCACTAACTGTCTTAGCTGACTCTTTTAAAAAGTCTTTAACTGCTTTATTATCAACATTCTTAATTATTTGTTGAGATCGTTTATCAGGAACTTTTACAATATTTCCCTTTTCATCAATAACAGGTTCTGCTTTCTTTGTTAGTTTATTAATTACTATGTGATAAGGCACTCCATTTCTATCTTGAGTAGATACAACTAAACCTGATGCTCCTTCTCCTCCTGCAGCTTCTGCTTTATCTCTTGCAATAGCAGCTTTATATCCTTCTTTAAATACATCACTCTCTACAAATTGACCTAATCTTAACACACTTTCATCTTCATCCATATTCATACCACTATATATCTCAGATGCATCTAGTATGAATTGTTCTGCATGACTCAATGGTTGAGCACCACCATATTGATGCTTATCACTTAGATCAGGTTCAATAGAGATTTCTGATAAATTGATTGGCACTCTATCTTCATCAAAATCAGTTATTAAATTACCTTTCTCATCTGTTGGCCTAGAAAATGGTTTTTTCCTTAATTTAAGAAATTCCGCTAATGATTGATTTGCGCCATGTCCAGCATGTTTAGGAGCTGTACGTTCAAGTGCTTCAGCTAATGAAAGAACTTTTCCTTTCTCAGGATCATCCATATCCTGCACACCACTATATAATGTATCTCCACCACGCACTTCTCCAAGAGGCATTTCAGTTGGGTTTGTTAATTGATTTATTAACTTTCTTTGTTCTAGAAAAGCTTGATCATCAGTTTCATTAAATACCTGAAATTCAGATCGTTTTTTGTCAATCTCAGACCATGGCCCAACTAACTTTTTAAACCAAGCCCCTCTATCTCTATCTTTACTATAATCTGCTCTTTCCTGAGCGTGATGTTTTACTAATTCAGAAGCCATTTGAGCAGCAGCTTCTCTACTTAAAGAATCTCTTACGCTCTTTTCCACTCCATACTGATCTAAAGTTTTTAAATTAGCTTCATGACCAGTTTTTGCATCAGCCTCAGCTTTCATCATCCCTAACGCAGTTAAAAAACTACGCATTGATCCTGATGAATCACCAGTCCCAAATTCTTCTGAACTTCCAGGAACTGTGATAACTTGTCGTCTTCCAAATCTTGAGTTAATTGGCATTTTATTTCCTTATTGTTTTATCCAAGAGCTTTAAATCCTAAAATTGCTGTTCCAAGATTACCTAATCCACCTAAAATACCCCCTGTTTGACTTGAACTACCTCCCTTAACAACAGGAGTTGGTCGAGATAGATCAGCTAATGCTAAGAGTAAATTAGACCCTGCATCCAAATCAGCTTGTTTTCCTATTATATCTTGACCTCTGCCACTTAACAGAGCTTCAATATCAGCTCCTCGTTCAGCCATATCTTGTCGTCTACCTTCCAACACAGATTGAATATTTGTAGTAAAAGCATTTTGTAATTGAGCATTTCTATCTTGCTGAAATTTTTGTAAAGTTGGAGCTATTGTCTGGAGAATTGATTCATCAGTTAAACCAACATTTCGTAATGCACTTAATCCACCAACTTGCTCTCTTAAATCATTTAAAATAGATTGTTCTACTGGATTAGTTACATCAAATGATGGATTTAAAAGATTCCTTTGAAATTCTTGATTAACAGGAGATTGACTAATAGCACTACTAAAATCAAAGCCTGGAGTTGAGTCAGGAATTACAAAAGGAGGTATTTGTTTATCAAATCTTTCTTCGCCTTTAGTTTTTAAAAATTGTGCAATCTCTTTTCCAGTCTCATTTGCATTATCATCAAAGATACCTGGAACAGAGGTAGTATCAACACTTCCACCTGATGATTTTCCACCTCCAAAGATACTTGACATTATTCCGCCTAACATATTCTAACCCTCCTGTTTTGCTTTAGCAATTAATTCAATTAATTTATCCTTCTTAATATCAATTGTCTCATCTAATGCATCTAATAAAGCATCAACTAAAATTCCATGCTTTTCTCCGTTTGGAATAGATATATTAGATATTCGAATTTTTTCAATTTCATAATCTTTAAGTAAAGAATTATATTCATCCATATCTGTAATAGATTTACAAAAGCTACCATCATTAAATTCAATTTCACCTTTACCTTTATCACCATCCCATTGAATAGCGTGGATATTAGGAGCTAAAGTCATTGGAAGTTTAACTCCAACTCCATCCTTAATTACAATCCCATCACTTGGTATAATTGATACTTTCATTTTGATTCCTTTTTTATATATTATACAACAATCAAGATTTCATTATATATGCTAAAGCATAGTATGGAGGAATAGAATTACTATGAGTATGACTTCCTCCTCCTCCAGTAGATGTGGTTGCAGGAGTTGATGAATTAATTAATCCTCGTGGTGATCCAGTAGACGATCCTGCGTTATTTAATGCATCTCCAAATGGTACATTATGCGTATGTGCTGGCATCTCACTTGTAGCTAAAGTATGAGCAGAAGTATTAACAGAACCACCCGTATCTCCAACATCATAAGTAGCTCCTGAATCAGATGAAGCATGAATAACAAATCGATCAGTTAAATTTGGTGTTGAGTTATTTCCATCACATATAACCCATCCAGTTGGAATAGCAGAAATCGCACCACTCCATAATGTAATTACTCCAGAAGGAATTGCATCTGGAACATTACTTCTACAAATCAATCTCCAATCTGCAGAAGCATATTCATAAAAAACTAAAATATCTCCAGCAGCAGTAGTAATATTACTTCCACCTAAATCTAAGTTTGTAGCGTGGTGAGTTAAAGTAACCGCAGCATCAAATTGGAGTGTAATTTGTGTTCCAACTCCTTTTGATTGAATTGTAGTAATTCCAGTAGTTCCAGTAACATCAAAAAAATTCCCAACTCCTGTAACATTCAGATCACTAGCACTTGCTACATCAGTTCCTACATGCTGAATTAATTCTCCTGTTAAAGTTAAATTAGTAGCAGTAATAGATGAATGTGTTCCATTAGTATTATGCTCTGTTTGGAGATATGTTTTAACATCTGTTAATGCCCCAGCAGGATCAGTTCCTAATTCAGTTTGAACTCCAATTATAGCAGCTGCTAAATCATTTGGAACATCTGCTCTCGCAGTCGTTGACCCATCAACTTCTACTGTATTATCGACATCTAATGAAGCAGGATAAGATGTACCATTTCCACTTCCTAGTTCAGCCATTATATTTTTGCTCCTTTAAATCATTGCTTATATTATTTTTAATCTTAAAAGGTACACATCCAAGATTAATATTACTTGGAGTATCTTTCTTTGGAATTGCTTTTAATTTTTTTATACATTCGTGTTCAGTAGAAAATGTTTGTGTTATTTCAACATGAATTACTTGCGGTTCAGGAGTAAAAGTAAGATGAATAACTAACAATAACCACATGTTATTTATCCATTTCTAACCAAGCTATTATAGTTGCTAACCCAGATGTTAATAAAATCCATATTTTTTGAACGGTTGATTGAGATGTTTTTATATTCCTAACATCTCCTACCAAACCATTCATTTTAGATTGACCTCGAAGAATTAACTCATGCTCAGCGACATCAGATTGAGTTGTAGTAAGATCAGATCGAATAAGTCTAATATCCGTGTGCATTTCGTTTAATTTATCTAAAACGTCTTGCTCAGCCACCAATCACTCCTTATGGTTTTGGGTATTTAGCTTTGATGGCTAAAATTTCATCCTTGTGATTGGTCGTTCCATTAATCGAATCCTCGCCAATAAGTTCAAATTGATTCAAAGCATCATATTCTGCTTTACGTTTTCGAGCATATTCTTGGCTGTCCCAATCGCTTTGGATTTTAGCCATCTCAGCGTCAACTAACGCTTGGTCAAGTGTTACGGGGTTGCCATCCTCATCAAAACAATCCCTTCCTTCTATTATTTCAACCACGTTAGGGTGGGTATTGTAAATCGCCCTGTCGATTGTAATTTCGTCTTTTTGCATTTTAGCTACTAGCTCCCGTTGGTTTGTACAGTTGCAGATTCAAGTTCCCAAAGCCTTACAGTTGATGTTACTCTTTCATGGTTGACATTGTTGCTGTCATTAATAGTCCGATTGTTATATAAAGTTCCATTAGAAGAACTTTGTGCGGTGACGTAATAAGTGGTCGCACTAGTGGTAGAGGGTGCGTCAATAAATTGAAAATTTGATCCTTCGATACTTTCGTTATTGTCACCATGATAACCAATCCACGCAGACCCTATCCCAACAAGTCGTGATCCTGCTGCTGGTGCTGATCCTACAATCGTTGAACCACGCTTAATGCCGTATAAAGTTTCATGCGAAGAATTGTTCGGTTCAGCTTGGACACGCACATCAACTAAAATCTTACTGCTAGTAGATGATGGGGTAATCGTTGCACTCAAGTTAGACACATTTACCATCGTTGTTGAGATAGATTGACTACTTGTTGTATTCACATTATTTTCTACAACTTGTAAGACTTTTCCACCGCTAGGGGTATTCCAAGTATTATCACCCCTTAAAAAAGTAGATGAGGACGCAGTACCTGTTGCACTTAGTTCTGCTACTCCAACAGCATCATCCGCCAAATGTTCATTGTCAATACTTGCAGCAGCGTAATGCTCGCTATTGATGGCATCATCCGCAATTTTAGCACCAGTAACCGCATCTGCATTTATTTTTGCAGTTGTGACTGCGTTTGAGGCTATTTCAGTTGCCGTAACCGCATTTGCAACTATCTGAGCATTACTGGCAGTTCCAGACATATCCCCACCCATAGATGGGTCAGAAGAAATGCTTGTCCATGTAAACGTACCATCTGCATCTGACCCTAGATACTGTCCACTTGTTCCATTACCAGTAACTTTGAGTTCAGAAGCCCCAACTGCATCAGCAGCTATTTTTGCATCCGTAACTGCATCAGCAGCAATCTGCGCTGTGTCTACACTAGCTAAAGTAGCTAACGCCCCAAGACCATGTGAAGCAATAGAAGTGACTGCGCCAGATAATTTTGATGTTGCAATAGCAGCAGATGCATCTACATCAGCATTAACTATATCAACCAATTTACTTTGAGCTATTGCTGCTGACGCATTAATATCCGCATTAACAAAATCAGTGACAACTGGTTTACCAGATGCCTTTGTGTAATTTACGCAAGTTACTACATTAGCCGCAGTTGAAACGAATTCTCCTACATCACTTGCAGCGGTTGTGATATTAGCACCTCCTGGCAAATCAAGAGTTCCTGCTCCATGAGTCATTACCAATGCACCAGCAAATTCTAAAAAGAAATGTCGATCAGCTGCTACTGTAAAAGCACTAAAACCAGTAGTCCCAGTACATATAAAATAATCACCATCTGTATCTATAACTGTAGGCGAAGCTGAAGCTATATCACCGCCCTTTTGCATCTGGATATAATTTCCATTTGCATCTAAAAATCCGCCAAGCTGAGGAGTTGTATCTTCTACAACATTTGCTATTCCAGTATCAGTATCAGCAGTAAAACTTAATACTGCACTGCCATTTGTTTTTAATACGTGTCCTGCTGAACCGTCAGCGGTAGGTAGTGTAAATGCAACACCGCTGGAGTGTTTAATCTGATCTACTTCAATAGTTGATGCCATGAATCTACTCCTTATTTAATTTGTAATATACCGTTACCAGCGATTGTCCAAGTATAGGTATCGTTAACAGCAATTTCTCCAAACAAAAACATATTTTTAGTTGTTGCAGTTGTAACTGTTGCATCACCAGTAATAGTATTAGGATTACTATAAAAACCGCCATTAGCCAATGAAACATTACTTAAAGTGTAGGTCTGCAAATCTAAATTTCCCCCGAGTTGAGGAGTTGTATCATCCACAATATCGGTAATTCCAGCAGTAGCAGAAGTAACAGCAACAAATGAAGTCCCATTATGAACTTTTAGAACATTAGCACTTGAGTCATACCAAAGATCACCTTCACTTGGTGATCCTGGAGCTGAACTCGATATAGTATATTGGTCTACAAAATTATTTACATCAGCTATATTAGTAGCACAAGTAGCCATAGCTGTAACATTGGCAGCAGTGCCTAAATGCCCCATAGCTGTCACATTTGCACTTGTACCCAAAACATTCATATCAGTAACTATATCTGCCGTTGCTAAAATATTCATATCCGAAACTACATCTGCTGTACCAAGAACATTCATGTCAGCAACAACATCAGCAGTTCCCAATGTATTCATATCTGTAACAACATCAGCAGTACCAAGAATTGCCATATCAGCGACTATATCCGCTGTCGCTAAAATTGCCATATCAGCAACAACATCAGCAGCAGCTAAAGTATTGATGTTAGTTTGATCGCTGCTAGTAGGAGTAGTTCTAACCCAAGCTGATCCTGTATAAACCATCATTACATTATTAGAACTATTAAAATACATTGCTCCCGTAAGCAGGCTTCCGCCATCATTATCAACACTAGGGTCACTCGACTTAGCACCCAAAAAGCGATCATCAAAATTATCGTAACTGGTAGCTGCATTAGTAGCTGATGTTGCTGCGTTGGTTGCGGAAGTTGCAGCGTTACTGGCTTGAGTTGTTGCTGTAGTAGCACTTGAAGCCGCAGTAACCGATGAAGCAGCTGCGTTAGTTGCAGATGTTGCCGCATTTGTAGCTGAAGTTGCAGCAGCTGTATCAGGTGAACGATCTATTTTATTACTAATACCATCTATAAACTTTAGATGATTTTTATCTCTATATGTATACGCTGGCATTTTTTATTATATCTCCTTTACACATGAGAATCAACATTTCCACAAATTTTTATCTTATCTGCTGTTGCAGCAAATGC